CATTCCGCCTGATGGCACAAGAGCAATGTTAATAAGTTTAGACGAGACATACTTCTCACCTTTAGGCATGAAGCCATAACCTGCTAAATCTTTATGTGCGGCAAGTTTGGGAATAAGATTCTTATCAGTGATCTTTATCATCAACTGGGTCTTTGCTTTCTTGAAGTCATACTTTGGTTCGATGTATACGACATCATCGTCAGCATGCTTTTTAAGGCGAGTAATAAACCTCTTCAGTTCAGGGTTCATTGCAGTAGGTAAGTGTTCGTAGCCCAACCATAGTTTGGTTGATTCTACAAGGTATTCATTAAAATTGTACATTACACAGCCTTTAGTTGATAATAGAATTTATATTATAACCTATTTATAATCCAAGAGCAATGTAAAAATGAGCATTTTAATGACATGCTCAGGTCAGGTGGTGTGTAAGAGTGAGAGAGTGAGAGAGAGTCTCACACACCGCCANTTACATATTNAAGCCGCTGAAGTTCTTNCGACCCATCTTCTTAGTNGCCCANTTCATTTGNTCNTCTTCTTTNNNACGNNNNCCANAACNNGAATTGTCAAANNCTGGACCAGTATCAGTAACGTCTTCTTGCGCTGTCTGTTCGACATCATACAACCGCATCTTAGCTCGATCAATACCAACCATGAACCTCTTATNGGTACTNGGATCACCATAACGATTCTTCAACTGCTTGATCATTATCTGATTCATCTCGTCAAGCTCTTCAGTCACAATCAATGCCGCCATGAAGTCAGCTGTAGCAGGTAGACCAAACGATTCAGATGTATCGGTCAGCTCAATGTCGCTGCTGCCATAACCGCTTCGTGTTACCTGTGTAGCAGATACAATCGGCACGTTCTGTTCTACAGCCAACCCACGCAGCTCTTCGGCAATAGCCTTGATCAATGTATATGAATTGACATTAGACCCAGCTTTCATCCTTGAAGATGAACAGATATTCAGATAATCAATATAGATGATGTCAGGAATAAATGACTTCTTCAGCTTCATCTCATTCAGTAGGTGACGGAAGTGACCAACACCACCCGATGCAGTAGGATATTCTTTAATGATTAACTTGCCTGCCGTCTTACCTTTAACACGCTCGATCTTCTTCTTGTACATATCCTTAGACAAGGACTTGAGATTATCGAGTGTAACATTGAGTAGATTCGCATCAATACGTTCTGCGATCTTTTCCTCAGCCATCTCCATAGTGATGTACAAAACGTTCTTGCCGTCCATAAGGTTAGCCGCACCCATGTGACACATAGCCAAAGACTTACCAGCGCCAGTACCAGCCATCAATATATTCAAAGACTTGCGAGGCAAACCGCCCCCAGTAATCTTGTTCATATACTCTAGATCAAAAGGAACACGTTCTTCCTTACGATGATAGAAATCAAACCGCTCATCAGCATCTTCAACAAAGTCATGACCGATGTTAGGATCAAACGAAACACTCAGAGCCTCGGACAACAACTCAGGTATAGCGCCCTTATCACGAACATCTTTACCAGTCCCGTCTTCATCGAGTATATTGATAGACTCCATGATAGCATTGTAGACTGCTTTCTCTTGACAAAACTTCTCGGTTGTCGCAATAAGCCAGTCTGAATCTTCAGCTTGTTCAACAGAGAGTGATGAAACTAACTCACCACACTCTGCGAACTCGCTGTCTGAAAGATTGTTCTTTGTATCAAGCTCAATCACCAATGCTTCTTTGGTGGGAAGCGAATTGTATTTATTAATAAAATTATCAATTTGCTCATATACCGTTTTCTCAACACGGCTGGCAAAATACTCGGGCTTTAGATAGGGGAGTGTTCTCCTAGCATATATTTCATCATTCAGCAGATGTCTCAGTATCAGTGTTTCCGTCGCCATTCTCTATCTCTCTCAATTGCGTTTCGATAATATCTATTAGTATATCACCCATTATACCAACAACCGACTCAGAAGTCAAGTCATTTTCTTTGGGGTTTTCAATAGAAATAGTTTGGAAGTCTAACACACCTTGTCCATCTACTTCATTGAATTGGACAGTATCATACTGGTAGGTGAGTCCCTCACACTCACCCTCCAATATCTGGATAGCCCAATGATCTGAGTGATATCCTTCACCCTCGCTTTCGACTAACTTATAATTAACTGCCATTGTCGACCTCCTTATTCATCTCTTTCAATTTAGTCTCGATAATATCTACAAGAATATCGCCCAATATTTCTTCATTCGACTCGCTGTAGAGGTCAAGTTCCAACACGTCACCATCGACTTCTTCACCTGTCACGTCTAAGATGTTGAAGTCAAGACAGACCTCGGCTCCATCTTCATTAATCTTGACCGAATCATACTGGTAGGTGAGTCCTTCTAACTCACCCTCCAGAATTTCTACCGCAAACTGATCTGATTCGAGTAACTTATACTTAACCGTCATTTTCTAGCTCCTCTAATGCAGCAGCTTCTTCAACACCGACCTGTCCATATTTAAACTCTTTGGCGGCAGCGACTTCAAGCTGTTCCATAATCTCAGGAGTGTAATACTCAGTAGGATTATTATTGATCGCTTTACCAAACACTTTACGACCATCAGGCAACTCATAGCGAGTCGATACTTTCTTGATGATGTCATACTTCTCAGCTAGATCAAGCAAACCATAATACCGATCAAGACCTGTATCATACGATAACTTAACTTCAATCTTTTTCTGCTCTTTAGTGAAGCGAGACTTATGCATTGTAGCTCTGATAATGTTACCAATTACATCAGTACCCTCTTTATCTTTCTTCTTGCCTAACATAACAATAGAAGACGCAGCATACTTCAGACCAGAACCACCAGAGATCTCCTTGGTAGGAACATAAGCGCCAATAACATCATAGACGTGGTTTGTTACAAGTAACGGAACATTCGCCTTAGCCAGCTTCAGAGACAGTACTCGGAAAGTGCCACGAAGCAATTGAGCTTTAGTCATATCACGCTTGTCAGTACCAGCTTCAGTATCAGCTAATTCTTTGGCAGAAGATAACATACCTAACGAATCAAGAACCATCATCATCGGCGGAGCGTCTTTGCCTCTCTCAATGTATGTGGTTAGGATGCGAGTTGCGTTTGTGCGGAACTCTTCAATAGAACATGGCTCAGAGATAATAACACGCTTAGTGTCAATACCACGTTCTTCCATCATCTGTTTAGTTACAGCAGCCTCAGTGTCAAAGTAAATAACACCACCCTCTGGATTGTCTGTGAGAAACTGCTTGAGTACACCCAAAACAAAGAATGTTTTACCTGTAGCAGACTCACCAGCAAATGCGCTGATCTTATTATTAGGCACACCGCCATACAGACTCCCAGAGATAGCAGCGTTCAGAATATATGAACCTGTATCAATAGAACCTGAGAACTCGGAGCTATTTGCTCCATCATTAAGGAGAGACGTATTGTCAATCCCTTTTACCATATCAGTTAAAAAACTCATCTAAAATTTTCCTCACTCGGTTTAGTTATCCAAATATTCGTAGCAAAGCATCTACGCATACCACCAGTTACAGGTGTCACACGATGTACCTTTGCTGAATCAAATATAACAAGACGGTTAGAGACTGGTTGAATACGCTCAACATCACCCTCGCCATCTCCTCTCCTCATTTCCAGATATCCTTCATCTGGCAATCCAGTGTGCGCATAATACACAGAGCCGACATATGGCGATATTAACTCACCAGTGGCAGCACAATGCGCTTCGTCCTTATCAAAATGCCATGGGAGATCTTGCTGTCTTCCGCCCACGGACATTATGTTGCTCCAGTACTCGACACCGTCGAAACTATCAGGGACTTCACCGAAGTCCTTACCGACAGTAGACCATATCATTGCTGTTACTCTTTCCCAGACATTACTTGGCGGAGATCCGCAACTATCAAACCAGCTATAAGGTAATGTACCTTGCCAGTTCGAGTCGCTTTGGATCTCAGCCAAGAGACGTGGGTCTTTAATGAAGTTATCAATTATAATCATAATGTATATTATATATCAAAGTAGATCAAAAGGCAAGCATTATTAGCTATTATATATCTTGTCTATCAGGTCGCTAAACTCTTCCAGCTTGGCGTTTCTGTTTGGCCAAAATATATAATCTTTCTCTGGGTTCTTCTGAAGGTTATTCAGTAGAGGTTTGAAGTGGTTGTATAGCTTGTTTAATTTCTCTTGAGCATCTTCTGCGGTATGATTTAGATCAGTCAAATCAGACTGCACTTTTTGGACAGCGTCCAACTCATCTTCGGAGACGGCTGTGAAGCCAAAATCGAAATCACTCATTTGGATGTACCTCTTGTGTCTTTATATTCTGTCATCAGGAAGTCT